GGTGGAGAGGTAGTATCAGAAGATAGTCAATCAGTTAGAGATGGTTCTGCTGGATATCTATTTTTTCAGACTAGGAAAGGATTTCATTTCCAATCGTTTGATAAATTGTGTTCTCAAGAACCTGTTAATAAAAAGGAAAAAGATTGGTTTACATATACTCCTGCAAAAATGGATGATGGAGATCCACCAACTAAGATTCAAGAAATTTCATATAAAAAAGAAATTGATATGTTGAGAAAGCTAAGGGAAGGAGCATTTTCTTCTCTATCTTGCTATTTCAACATAAATACTGGCAAGTACGAAGAGTACGTATATTCTATGAGCGAGGTTTGGGATAAAATGGTACATCTTGGTAGTTCAACTGATCTACCAATTGGACAAAAAGAATTATCTCAATCCCCTACCAGAGTCTTCTCCTCTGTTATTAATGATGAATTTTGGTATACTGGGACAGAACCAGCAGTATCTGACAGCAAGAATGAGATAAAGGACTATCAAAAGTTCTATATGCAACAATCTGTTGGCAGAGCTGCTATTATGTTCAACCAACATCTTAGTATTTCCTTAACAGGTCATTTAGAAATAAGTGCTGGTGATCTTGTTGAGATAAGAATACCTGAACAAGCTTCTGAGGTATTGAAAGAGGGGGAAAATGAAACATGGGACAAGGAACATAGTGGAACCTTTTTGGTTAAGAGAGTCACACATCAATTCCATAATAGCTTCAGACAGGTCTATACTGTGCTAGAATTGATAAGAGATTCTCTTGGAATCAAAGATAGACTAACTAACACAAAAACATAGGTAACTTATATGGAATCTATAGAAGCACATATTAAAAAAGATAAAGAATTACTTGATGATCCAACAACAAGTCCTGCTGCCAGAAGGCACATTAAGGATGAGTTGCATGATCTGATAGAATATGAAGAGCATCATCACGATGAGATTGTAGCAGGAGATCACCATGATCCAAACTGTTTAGAACTGTTCTGTGATCAAAATCCAGACGAACCTGAGTGTTTAGTATACGATGACTGATTCGGCATTGAGTAGTTTGTTCCCAACAAATCAGCTAGGTGCTGATGGGTTCAATTGGTTTATAGGACAAATTGAATCTGGTGCTGGAGAAGATCCTAAAGGATCTGGAAGGCATCGTGTAAGGATTGTTGGACAACATCCAAAAACTTGTAATATTGTCCCAACCGATTCACTTGGATGGGCTCAAACTCTCATGCCAGTAACAAACCCACATACTCCTGGTGGTGCTACCTCTGTGTCAGATCAACTTGAATCTGGTACATGGGTAGTTGGATTCTTCTTGGATCCTGATAGACAAATGCCTGTTATTATGGGCAGTATTGGTAGAGTTGCCAATTCAATTGAAGAAGGAGGAGAAGATGAAGATCCTACACCTGGTGAGGATAAATGTAAAGAGTTTACCACCTTTGTTAAACCAAAGAATAAGGTACAGTTTGATCAATTTGAAAATACTATTGAAAATGATACAGCAGCAGTAGGAGTTGCACCTGATGGTAGAACTAGAACTACTGGAGATGGTCAAAATATTAGTCAGCAAGAGACTATCTATCTCAAAGCAAAATATTCTCAAAACACTGAGACTAATCAAGGAGGAATTAATTGGTGTGTTGAGGTTGCTGATGAGTGTGGTAAAGAAACAGATATGGACAATTCTTTCACTAGGTTGTTCGCTGAGATGCTTGCTGAGACACAACGTAATGATGGTAAATTAGGTACTTATTTGGTCGGTAAAGTATCTGGTGAATTAACTGATGCTGTTGCAGTTGGTAGGAGATATGTAACTAAAGCAAAACAACTTGTAAGAACCTTTGTTGCTTCTGTTAAGGGGTTTGTTATTGAGAAGATGAGACTCGTAGTTAAAACTCTAACAGACGCACTTCTATTTCCTGATGGAACAGGAAATTCTTTATCAGCAGTAACTAAATTTTTTAATAAAAGACTTGATATCATTGGTTGTTCAATGGCAGACCTTGGTGATAGATTAGCAGAGTTCATAGAAGATATAATTTTTGGTTATCTTTTTAATATCTACAAGCAAACAGCATGTCAGATTGATAAGTTGATTCAAGGAATTCTATCAAAGATGCAGTCATTAATGACTGATCTTCTTAATAATGTTCTTGGACCTATAATGGATGTCCTTGGTGCAATTGCAAGTCCATTTAATATCCTTGGTGATGCTATCAATTATGTTTTAAATTTACTTGGTATTACATGTAGTGGACCTGATAAATCATGTTCAACTAAGACTACTGTATGTACAAATTGTGGATCAGGAGAAAGAGAAGATTTCCTAGACAATTTGATAGATAGTCTTGAGGATGGTCCTAAAGATTGGGCTCAGTATGTCTGTGAAGATGCTTATGAAGGAAGACCAATACCTAAAACAGATATAGATTTTATTGGTGGTATTCAAGAAGTTCCAGAGGGAGAATTTATAGCATATAGTATTGATGACATATATGTCAAGGAAGGTGATATAGCTGAGTTTACTGTAAGAAGAGCAGGTAGAACAGATATGATTTCTAGTGTTTCTTATTCCACTAGAGATGGCACAGCATTAAAAGATCTTGATTATCAGAAAAAGAATGGTATATTAGGATTTGTTGCAGGAGAAAATGAGAAGACAATTCAAGTTAGAACTTATTCTGATGCTGAAGTAGAAGGAAGAGAAGATTTCTTTGTTGCTATATTTAAAGATACACCAGGAACTTTAAATCAAGTAGCAGAAAAGAATATTGGAAAGTGTGTTATTAGAGCACAAGATGCTCAACCAGATCCTATAGAAATGGGTGGTTTTGAAGGACTTGGTGATAGTCAAAATCCTACTATTCAATCAATTAATCCTAATGCTCCAGGAATATTCCCAGACTCACCTATACCTGATGCCCCAAATGGATCTGAAGATGATCCAAATATTCCTATAGTAAAAGATCTAGAAAAAACATATTCTGTAGTAGCAGATAAATCTTTTGTTAAAGAAGGGGATTTTGTTACGTATACTATTACAACAACAAATGTTCCTGATGGAACTGTTCTTAGTTATCAATTATTTGGTGATGAGATTACACCACAGGATATTGTTAGTTTCACATTGACTGGTACATTTACTGTTAATGATAACAAATCTACTGTTGTTGTTGGTATAAATGATGATAATAATAGAGAATCATCTGAGGTGTTAATATTTGCTATAAATGGAACAGGAGCACAAGCAAGTGTTCTTATACAAGCTGATATTGATACCTTCAGTCCTTCTGAGAAAATAAAAGCACAGGATAGTTCAATAAATGTCCCAATATACAGAGAAGCAAGACAACCTACTGTAGGTGAACCTATAACAGGACCAGGTGGAGAAATATTAGATATTCCTGTTGATGATCCAGGAGATCCATTTTCAGAAGCACCTGCTGTCTTTGTGACAGGTAATGGGTTTAGTGCAGCAGCAATTGCTTTACTTGATGATAATGGATATCTTACAGAAATTCGTGTTACAGATCCTGGATTTGGATTTAAACTTAATACACCTACTACTGCTATGAAGGAGTGTATTATTGATTCATTCACCATGATTAGACCAGGAAGAGATTATAAGACTCCCCCAACTGTTTATCTTAATGGTGATCCAACTATAGCAGAGGCAGTTGTTGAAAATGGACAGGTTATTAGTGTTAGGATTAAGAATAGAGAAGTTACATTTGATAGGTATCCAGAAGTTCTTATTTTAGGTGGTGGTGGATATGGTGCAACATTCCTTCCATCATTCTCTTGTTTAGAACCTGCTGCTCGTGTTGAACTTGGTTCTGCTAAGGTTGGCACTGGATCTTACATTGATTGTCCTTAGAGGTATATTATGGCTGAAGAAGAAGTAATAAAAGGAGCGAATGAATCAGGAGCATCATCACAGAATTCGTTTGATTCCAAAGTAGCTCAATCTATAACAGGTGGTACTCCCAAGGCAAATATTACAGGAGTTCTTCGTTCTAGAACACCTCTAGAACCTGTAAACGAGGAAGAAGATTTAGATATTAAACGAACTATTAAAGTTCATATTAATAGTGAGTCTTATACCATTATGGAAGATGGTGTAGTTGGTTCTCCTAATGGTAATGATCTTAATGTTGTTAATAAGAAAACTGGTATTGGTATAATATTAAGATCTAATGGTGATATATTATTTCAGTCTGGTGGTAAAGTAAATGGTCAGGCATGTGGTGGAAGGATATTAATCAATTCAAGAGGAGGTCAGTTAGTCAAGACTGGTCCCACTGTTGCTGAGTATACTTCTGATGGTAAAGGACCACATGAGAAAGGTAGTAAAGAATTACAAGATATTAAACAATTAGCAAAATCTGAGCTATATTGGGGTAAAGTAGTACATGAAGGACATGGTGATTATAGAATAAGAGCAAGAAGTATTACACTTGATGCACAAGATGTTCTTACATTAATTGGTAAAGAGAAGATTCTTCTTCAAGCGGGACCAAGTGGTGGTGGTAAGATTGTCATGAAAGCTGGTATTGTAGAAACAGAGGCAGATATCAGTGATAGGTGGATCAAATCACAGGATATGACTGTTGCCAAAGAAAAGACTACTATGCAGTATGATCCTAAAGGATCTGATAATTTGATCTCAGCAGGACATCAAAATATTAAAGCGTTAGGTGACCAATCTATTTCAGTAGCTGGTGTTGCTAGGTTAAAGGTTCTTGGAGGTACTAGTGTACCGTTAGTTAAGGATTCAAGACTTAGTGCCTACAACATACATTGTGTTAGAGGAAATCTTAGTATGTTAACTAACATAGGAAGTGTAATGACTTCTGCTGGTAATGGTCCTTCATGGCCATCTATTGATGGAGTAGGATCTGTTACTGTTAAGGCAAAGACTAACATAAAACAAGAAGCATTAGTTAATTATGAAGCAAAAGCACTTGCAAAGATGGATCTAGAGGCAGTGGGTGCTGCTACATTGAAAGCAACTGGTGCAGTTACAGTTGAAGGTACTGCTAGTGCTATGGTTAAATCTGGTGGTGTAGTTACCGTACAAGGTACTCTGATTAAGTTGAACTAGTGTGCCAGTTGTATAACTGTCACAAGGGCGGTTGACCCCACAATGATAAGATGGCATAATGTATAAATAACTTTACATAACTCAGGCCCGAAAGAATCGTACCCTGTGCTGATGTAAAAAGATTCCCATGTCGGGGCAATCTATCATCCGCAGGGTCTTTTAGTACCCATGCGAGACACTTAAAAAAAACATGTCAATCAAATCAACAATCGCAGCT